TAAATCCTGTTCTTTTACCGGCAATAGGATCGAACCATAATCAATCTTATCTGCTATTGCTTTTGCGCCACGAAGTAAGTTTTGATCTGGTGTTTTACTATCTTGATAATCACCATTCAACTGAGTCGCGCTCATAATAAAGACATTATGCTTTACACAAATATCTTTTAATCTTGCACTCAATAGGAACAAGATATTATCTTCACGGAGTGCAACTTTACCTGCTCTACGGCTGATCTCTTCTAAAATCTTAATTGATGTATGAATATAATCATGGAATACATATTGAATATCTTTATCTCTTAAATTTCTACGAATCGTATTTTCAACATCTTGAAGATTAAATTCTGGAAGAACTTCAATATATAATGGACTATTTTTTATTACCTGTGCCGCACGCATTACTCGATCGCGTTCATCATTTTCATATCTTCCTGTCAAAATATGCTCTTCATTCACATTTGACAAAAAAGACAACATCATAGTTTGAATTTCAGACTTATCTTGTTCGGTTCCAATGAACAAAGTTGGAAATGCTTTACCATTTTTTCTCCAACCAAATTGTTCATCATAGAACCAATCACATCCAATATAACACGCATCAGCAATCATACTTCTCGTTTTGCCAACTCCAGTTGGTGCAGAACGCAAATAAAACTTTCCCAATCTAGCTCCGCGCGTAATTGTATTAATGTAGTTTCCGTAGAGCTGAACGCCCACATCAGGAACTGTTTCATATGAAGTAATAAGTTCTTCAATCCCATCACCTGCGGCAAAGCTTCCTGCTCCATCATCATTCTCAATAAATTTTTCTTTAATTATATCTATCTTTTCATCTATCTTTTGAACAATTTCAGCAGGAGTTACATTATCTAGCCATTCTTCTTGGGCTTCTTTTTTCTTCGTATCAAGAATATTATCTGGATCATATAACCAAGAAAGATCCATGCCCAAATTATCATACATACGCAGAACTGTCATTTTCCGCATACGCTTATAATAATAATCAAAAGTAGATCGTATTGCTACTTCACTTACTTTTTGAATGTATTCATTACCACGATTTAAGTCATAAATTGCTTTAACTTTTGGATGATTTTCAAGAAAATCATTAATTGCTTCTAACGTAAATCTTGTGGCTCCATCCTCATGCAATTTAAATAATGTGCCAATTACTATTTTGTGAAATTCAGTTGGAAAATCATCTTCATGAATACTATATGTATCCTCAGCGTCCAATATTAATGGATCATTATAAATACATCCAATTACTTGCACTATTGCTGTACTATCAACATATTTAGACGCCATTTACTTCCTCTACCTCTTCCTCTTCTATAAATGAAAACTTATGACTTTTCATTGGCTTTCGTTGAGGTGGTGGAATATGTATTTCAATTACATTTGGTTTCCATTGCTCAATCGGTTTTGCCTTATTCTGTTGAGATGCTACCCACATTGCTGTATAATAATTTTTTGCATCCTCATAAACATATGGCACAATACCTATGCCGCCATTTGCTTTCTCTATTGGATGTCCTTTTACTTGATAAAAATACAACAATGTTTTATATATACCACTATATGTATAACCTTTATTTGTATGATAATCTTCCATTTGCTTATTTATTTTCGCAGAAATGGATTCAATACCAAATAATTGCTTAATAAAATTCTCTAAGACTTGCTTGTCTCTTTCCTCTTGGGTTAATTCAGCATTATGACGATCGTAACACTCTTTATGTGCATATCGTATTTTATTTATTTGGACATATTCTTCTGTTTCTCTGTGAAAATATTTATTACAATATGGACATTTTACAGGTGCTAACTTTTTCGCCATTATAATGTCGCCACCAAATCAAAAATATTCTTTATCGTAAGGAGAATCCAATATCCCACGATCCAAGGCCAAGCGTGTTTTGGCATCTTTTTAATTTGAAATACTGAAACAACTGCTGCAATTATAATTAATCCAATAACACACCATTGTGAGGCTGTAAAAAACATTCTTTTTCTCCTTATGTAATTATTATATCATAAAAAAGGATAAAAGTCAAGCGAGCCATTTTGAGGCTCGCTTGATTTTACTTGTTCAGAACTCGCAGTTCCTGAATAATCAACCAAACTTTTTCTGCATCAGCCTCAGTCGTTTCTTTGAACTGCTTACCAACCCCAAGATATTCAGTAATGATCTTGGAAATCTTCAATCTATTGCTTGGATCCTTTGCCATTAATTCTCCAAACAATACCTCAGCTTCTGCTTTCATTTCAGAGAATTTAGGCATTTCCAATTCATGTTCTTTGTATTCATTCTGCCGATCATTAGTTACATACTTATTACCATGTTCGGCAGCTTCTTTATCAATAGCTTCTCCAATTGCATTAACAAGATTGTCATATGAGAAGACAATACTGTCTGGAATATACTTGAAACGTGAGCCCGCGACAAATCTAGGGGTGCCACGCAAGAATAATCTCGTTTCAGGCAATCCAGTTTCTTTACTTGTTACTTCATGAGAGAAACCAATAATATCACAAGTTCTTTCACAAATCTTACGACCACGTTTATCCAACGTAGGTTCAAGTTTACTATACTCTTCACCCTGTTCGTTCTTTTCAGTGCGCTCAGTGCTATGAGAAATCAAAATAAGACCGTAATCCATCTGAATAATCTTACGTAGACAAGTATCAAATTCCTTTTCAACAAGACTATAACCTTTACCAAAAGGAAGATCACCGATATTATCTACACCATTATCATTACAGATATAATCTACGCAATAGTCATAAGCAATATCCGCAGTATCAATAACTACTGTCTGGAACATTTGCTTAGTTTCTTCTTCTTTCAATTCAACCAATAGTCTACGGAATTCATTCCAACTATTGATCGGCTGAGCCATAACTCCGGGGATGGCGCTGTAACCTTTCTCAAAAGCAAAGATTACAGCCCCAGGGAACTTCGCTGCGGTAGTCGTTTTGCCTGTCTTTGGTGTGCCATAGAAAAGCACGCTATACCCACGAAGGTCACGACTTACAACATGCGGTTTAAGACTAGTTAAAACGCCCATTTATCGTGTCCTCCTTATTAGAAATTGTAAGTATCATCTGCATTTGCGGGAACAGCCGCCGCAGAACTTCCACCCTTAGATGCTTCGTAATCAATACGACGCTGCTTCAAATCTGCCAAATGAAGCTCACGATCAGCCATCATCTTACTGAGTTCTGCCTTAGTGAGAGTGCTTTCATCATCAAAATCATAAGGCTGCTTAGAACAACCAGTGATAACAAACTCACGAGTCGTATTCTGACGCTCACGAACCTCATCTTCACCAAACGCAGATTCAGTTACGGTTTTAGTTACAACCGTCTTACTAAGCTGACGTCCCCAAACACAAGTAAATACAGGATTCTTAGCGCTTGCATCAAGATTCTGGAAATACTTCATACCACCGGCTCCGCGCACAACAAACTCAACCGGCATGAGTTCCTTACGATAATCCTGGAAGATCGCTCCCTTAACCTTAACGTGAGCATCAATCTTTTTCTCAGGATCAGCATCTACATCTTTCACATTCGTGATCAACATATCAGTCTTAAAAGTATTACGCTGCTTTTCATCCTCATTAAGAGAATTTACGATATGAATAAATCCACCTTCATTACGAATAACACTGGTAGGCTTTTCATCATTTACAGTGGGGAACCACTCATTCAGCTCAATCGCAGAATCACAACGAAGCTTCAAAGCCTTATCCGCGCCTACATTCAAAACAGTAGGATTCTCATCAATGATCTTCTTCAAGATCGGGAAACGACTATTCGCACTACCGCTCTTGGCGAATGTCGCAGTTTCATATGTATAATGGAGTCGTACCACATTTTCCATCTTGTCATCAGTTGCCAGCATAATCTCGCCGCTGATAAACTCAGTGCCAGGAGCCTTGGAATTTGCACCAGTCACTTTCTTTTCCAACTTATGGTCGTAAAGAATACCCTCAACATGCGATTCATTAATAAATTTCTTTTTCATTACTCATTTTCTCCTTCAATTTCTACATTTTTTCCTTTTTCGGTAATCATATAAACTACTGGGTCTTTACCAACCTTTTCAACATAGCCATCTGTTACCAATTTACGCATTGCGCCCGAAACACCTTTTGAAGTAATTCCCATATTATCCGCAATATCCCGAGCCTTATACATAGCTGTCGGTGCAGATTGTAGATACTTCAAAATTTTTCCGCCATTTTCTGTGAAAAGAGGTTTTTCAATACCATCTGTGTTCCTCAATGCGTCTACATACATTTTTACATTTTGCGGAACATCCTGATTTAGCGTCAGTTTGTCCCAATACTCAAGAAATTCCTGTTGTTTTGTCATGTGGTATGATCCTTTCCTCATTTTCTATATATATTATATCAAAATTTTTGGGAAATGTCAATTCAATCCCTCATAGATAGCAGCAGGTAGTAAATCATAGAGCAACTGAGCGTACTTTTCATCTTCGGTTTCTAAATAAATCTCACGAATAGTATTTAGAGTATTTAGCCAATCATCAACCAGATCTTGAAGATATTCTGGCTGGTTGTATGGTTCATCATCATATACAACAGGATTGAATTCATATGGTTCTAATTCAAAAGGCTCTGCAAAAATCTGCATATTATGCTTATGAATTGATTCCATTGCCTGCTTTATTTCTTTTGCAGATGTAGCACTCATTCTGTTACCTCATCAATGAAAATCAATTCTTGCGCATAAGGCAATGTTCTCGCCCAAGAAATAAAGTTAGGCTTAGAAGCATCATCCTGTCCAGACCACTCATTTAGCTTATGGAATCTGCGCTGACTCTTGGAGCATATAGAAAGTAGATTTTCATAATTCATCGTGACAGTACGCTTTTGTAGCCAGGCTTCGGGTAGCAGACGAACAAGCTCTTTCCAATATTTCTTTTGTAATATCGGATCTTCTGTTTTTAGAACCTGTTGCCGCAAATCTTCAAGCCATGTAATAAGTTTATCCCATCTCTCATCTATATGCCAATGATCAATAAATCCACATGCTTTTCCAGCTTCAGTAACGTCAGATTGATCCGCCTTATCAACGGGTAGATCTGGATCCCAATCATCAATTTCAAAACAATCAAGAGTGATAGGCTGTGATGTTAGCTTATGCATTGTACTTGTGCTATTAGCAACAGTACCAACTTTATATGTGTCAAACTCTTTCCACCAGTATAGTGGAGCAGTGATATCAACAGATACCATAATCTGGCGCATAAACTTACGATGCTCAGGCCCACTTTTAATAAGAGTCTGCATAAGCTTCATATCTTTTGGACCAATATCCCAATAGCACTGCTTAGTTTCTGGATCGAATCCAGCTATACTGTCGCTTAAATGCCAACTATTCTTGGGGTTGCGCATGCCGCGGATTGCATGCTCAAATCCCCATACAGAAGTATATTCAAATTTCATTATATATGAATTGTTTCAGTGCCAATACTATTACTAGTAGCAATATTTGAAGAACTTGCATCAACATCAATATGATCCGCGCTATTGCAAGTCAACGTTGCATTTGTGCCACAATAGGTAATTGACCATGGGCTCCAACTGCTTGGAGTAGTATAAGTATAAGTTTTATTATTTGCGCGATAGCCTTCCCAATAGGCTTCATCAAGAAGCTCCTTTAACTCTTTTGTAGTTAAAGTAATCTGATCCTTCTTGTCAGTTGTAAATACTTTAATCATCATAATAATTTACCTCATTATTTAATACTGTAACCATATTCTTTGGCTTTGTAAAAGTCTTGCCAATAATCTTCTCTCTCATTTAGCTTAGATTGATCACATTCTTCTATAACTTCGAATGTAAATTTTTCTAAACCTTCTTGATACATTGCAGGATATAATTTATTTTGTGTGCGAGGCTCCGCGTTTAACGCCCTCTTAATATGTTGCCGCCAGCGATCTGCAATATCAACTGCTTGTCCAACATAACACATTTGTGTTTCGATGTTTGTGATGCGGTAAATACCAGTATGTCGTCCGTTGCCTATGACTCGACCCACGAGATCGGTATATGGCTTTTCATAGTAGACTTTCCAGATAACTTTTGCAATAGCTTCTCCGGCTTCTTGCGATATGCTTGGCACAATCTCTTCAAGTCTTCGTATGTCATTAAGTGTGTGTGGCCCCATTTGTAGAGAATGGAACTTAATGAAATTTTCTTCTTCTGCATGACGTTTTGCAACCTCAACTGCTGCGCTTGCGGCAGATTTTAATTCACTTAATTTTTCATCAAGTTCTTTCGCGGCATCCATTTTACGACGATTAGTGTCTTTAAATTGTTCCGCAAAATCTTCTTGCATTTGAATATATTCTTCTTGCCTTTTGTCGATCCAAACTTGACGTTCTGCCAGATATTTCTTTTTAAATTCTTCTTCAGTTAATTCATATGACTATTTTAATTTTTCAACATTTTCAACTTGAGTGGCAATATCATCATTTAGTTCTTTCTTGCGTGTTGCCAATTCATCAATTTTGAATCTATGCTCTACAATCTGGCTAGTTAATTCATTATCTTGTACAGTTAATTGTTCTAATTTTTCTTTATACTAATTAACTTCATACTAAGCTGTATTTATACTTGCTTGTAATCCATTATACTATTGAATATTTTTTTTGACTAAATAACCTGATATGATAGTAGCAATAATGCCAATGACAAGAAGAGCAATAATGATCCACATATTGTCCTCCAGTCTAAAATAGGGGATTGATAAAGCCTACCAATCCCCCATTTATTATTTACTTTTTAATTACTCAGCTTCTTCGGCATTTACGTCGATAGCACGGCCAGCATCGGTGAGCTTAAGGAACTTAACCTTCTTGTGGGTGCCATCATCCAGCTCGATCTCAGCTTCCTCACGGACACCAAGGCTCTTGCGCTGAATCGCAGAAGTGAAGATACCATCAACACTCCGCTTCTCAAGTCCCAGAGCGTCAGCCACATCAGCGGCAGTCACGTTGTCAGAAGCACTCAAACCCTGCAGATAAGTAATAACCTTCTTAGTATTTTCTTTCATAGCAGCCATAATCTTTTTTCTCCTTTTGCGCTTAAAGCGTCTTTAAATAATGTATTGTATATTTATAATAATCTGAAGGATTTGCCTATCAGTTATTATCTATACAGATTATACCATAATTTTTTTTCAAGATCAAATATTTTTTTCTTTTAAATAATCTTGAACAAGTGTGTCAAGGGCAATCATGTCTTGAAGTTCTAGGTCTGCGGCTTCTTGTGCCTGCATCATACGATCTTTCGCTGTGTTAACTTCATCACGATCTTGACTGGTCTGGATGGTATATTCCAGATCCGCGATTTTCTTAGCTAATTGTTTTAGCTGTTTCTTAGTCACGGTAAGATTTTTTCCTTTCTTTATCTTACATACATATTATATTAAAAATTTTTATAAAAATCAACTAGTTTACGCATCAACCGAATATAGAAGCTAATGTACACTCTGATGGGTTTTTATCATCACGAACGCGTTTAAAATGAAAATGTCTGAGTGTATGTGCTGTTCTATCTTTCTCCATTCCCGCAAGTTCACATACCTTGCCAACATATGATTTAAGATTAGCTTTATCATCATCAGTCAATCCAGATGAAACTGTTCCAATAGAAATGAGTTTTCCTTCTGAATCATACGCACCGATGCGAATTGCCGTATCCCAACCATAATACCATGCTTTTGTTACTGGTTTAGTTTCATATCCAGGCCCGCGCACTCGCTCAATTTTTCCAACAGGACATTTCTCATATAGTTTTGTGAAAGGACCAGAAGGTTCTTCTTCGGTATGAAAAATTGCCCAATATGGCCATTGATCAACATCTGGGCCAATACCATTTTTACCAAGATCTAATTTTCCATCATAAAGCATTGTCGCAGGTTCTGTACCAATAATTACCGCATCACAAGTATCTGTTTTCTTAATTTTGATCGTATCCCATACTGGGCGCTTGCCAGGTGTATATGGAGCAGTCCTCTTTTTAAGTACCATTCCCTCTTCACCTGCGGCAAGTGCGGCAGCCACAGCCTCTTGAATATTATCATCAACTCTTTCAGCAAGTTCTACAAGAGGAGCACCTTCTTCCCAAACGGCATGGAATGAATATTTATAATAAACCAATTTCAAAAGATCATAACGTACATCTGCTCTTACTTTTGTTAAATCATGTCCATTGTAATAAATCATATCATGAACATAATAATGTAGATGCCCATATTCTCCATTTTGTCTTTCAATAGCTAATTCTGGAAGAGCACCCATAATTGGTGTTACATCTTTACTTCTTTTACCAGGATAATAAATTTCACCAATAATAACAGTACCATTCGGCACTCCTTCAAGAGCTACAATAATTTCAGGTACATTTGCAGATTTTTCAGTTAAAGTGCCTGTGAGCTTAGACACATTTCGGCTCCAAAGATACATATTGCCATCCATATCTTTTTCAAATTGATACCAATATCCATCTTTTTTCAACTGCGCGAAATACTCACCAGAAGCACAAATAGAGGGAAAGAGTGATTCTTTTCCCTCTGGAATTTTATTTATTTTCATTGGTTCTATACAAAGTGGTGTAGCCATATTATACCCTCGTCGCACTTATTAAATTATTGTCTTTAATTAACTTAATCGTTGAACTTGTCCTGGATCCAAGAGTAATGTCATCTGTACTTACACATATAGATCCAGTGCTGCCGCTAAGTAACAGGCTTCCAGAGCCTTCACCGAGGTATACTCCCGTGCAGATCTTGCCTGAATGAGTAATTTTAAGACCTTTGCCAGCTCTGTTCTGTTTAGTGAATTCATTGACCATAATTCTCTTCCCTGTTCCGTCGCTACAACCAATGAAAACCTGCCCGTTGGCATTGTTGATATTATTCGTCCCTGTCGATCCGAGATTGAATCCCACGGCTGCTTCATCGTCACTCGCAAGTTTGATTCCTTGAACGCCGACAGAAGTTCTTCCAGTAGCTCCAACTGTTGCTCCATCAAAACGAATACCCATGCCTTCCTTTGTTAATATAACAATATCACTATTGTCTCCAACCCAAACACTTATAATTGCATCGCCTTCGCGCAAATTGAGCGCTTGAACACCGGCTTTACGTTTCGTTCCAATATATTCAGACAGGTTTGTCTTTTTAACTAAACCGCGCTTAGTGATAAACCAGACGAACTTTCCAGCATTTTCTGTTCTTGCAACTGAGGCGACTGCGGCCACTTGTTCCGTAGGTTCCATCTCCACTAACGTAGAAATCGCTACTCCACGTGTAGTTTGTGTTCCTTCTGGAATTGTATCTACACCAACTCTGTAAACTTTACCTTTGTTTGTAAAGGCTAACAATACATCCACTGTATTAGTTTCAATAGTAGCTAATGTGATATCATCTTGAGTTTTTACTCCTTTTCCGTTACGTTTTTGTACCTTAAAATTCTTTTTTGGTACACGCTTCACATTACCTGCCTCTGTAACGACTACGACAACATCTTCCGGCACGATCTGAGCAATTTCTTTTTCTTCTTTTGTAACTTCAATGTGAGTAACTTTTGTTCTTCGCTCATCAGCGAATTTATTAGCGAAAGCCTGCAATTCAGAGATTAGATCGTTTTTGAAGATAGTTTCATCATTTAAACGTTTTACAATTAATGCTCTTTCTTCATCTTTGTCTTTTCTCTCTTGTTCAATAGCCAACTTTTCCATATTGGCTAATCTACTTAAAGTCATTCCAAGAATTGCATCTGCCTGTTCAATAGTGAAATTGTATCTTTTCATTAACGCAGTATGCGCGGCAATCTTATCCTTGGATCCTTTAATTAATTTAATTACATTATCAATATCATCAAGAGCAGTACATAATCCATCTAAAATATGGAGTCTTTGCTCTAATTTTCTTAATTCAAAATTATTTCTGCGGCGATATACTTCTTCTTGATGCAAAGCATAATACTTAATAATATCAACTAAGGTAAGCTGCTTCGGCACTTTGTTTACCAAAGCAACCATGTTAACACTGAATGACGTTTCCAAATCAGTTAATTCATATAGTCTATTGGCCATTACATCGGCGTTAACACCTTTTTCCAGTTCCACAATGAACCGTATTCCTTCTTTATTTGACGCGTCAAGTATCTCTCTAATTCCATCCAACTTTTTGGATTCACAGAGCTCGTCAATTGATCCAGCCAACTCTTCCTTAGAGACTTTATAGGGTATTGAAGTAAATACCAATCTATCACGTTTATCGGCGGTTTGTTCGACGATATATTCTCCGCGCAAGCGTACACGTCCCTTGCCAGTCTTATAGATGCCTGCGAGTTCCTTCTGGTTGATAATACAACCACCCGTTGGGAAGTCCGGCGCCTGAATGATATCTGCAAGCGCCGCATTGTCCGTCGCAGTTCCCCTAATGTATGCGGTGATTGCATCCATGACTGATCTAAGATTATGAGGGGCAAAATTGCATGCCATTGCGACAGCAATCCCAGTTGTTCCATTGCACAAGAGATTTGGGAATAATCCTGGAAGATATACTGGCTCATTTGAAGTTTCGTCGAAGTTTGGGATCCAATCAACTGTGTCTTTTTTGATTCCATCAAGTGTAGCCTCACTTATTTTGCTCAATCTACATTCAGTATATCTCATTGCGGCAGGCGGGTCTCCATCTCGGCTACCATTGTTACCATGGAATTCAATAAGCGGATATCGCATATTCCATGGCTGACTTGCGCCGACTAATGCGCCATATATCGAACTATCACCATGCGGATGGTACTTGCCCATCGTGTCACCAACAGGCCGCGCGCACTTTACATAATTCTTATCGCTTTTGTATCCACTTTCAGCCATACACCAAAGGATTCGCCGCATAACAGGTTTTAATCCATCTTCTACTGCGGGAATTGCTCGATCTGTGATTACTGAAAGTGAATAATCAAGAAATGATTGTTCAACCTCTTGGACTATTGGGGCTTGAATAATATTATCCACAGTTACACGCCTTTCTAATCCTTTTGATTGTTTCATCTACTGGATATTTCTTCATAGAATAATCCAAAAGGATTTCACTTAATTCTATATTTATTTTATCATTTATTTCATCAATTTTCAACTCGTGATCATTTTTATCTATAATAATTGCTCCTGTTGCTAATTTATCAGCAATTTCATTATATGTATGACCACTATGACCCTTAACTTTTTCAATAGATACATAAGGATTTTTGAAAAATGGAATCAATAGCTCCCAAAGCTCTTTATTAGCCACAGGCTCTTTCTTACTATTGATCCATCCATTATTTTCCCAATTAATATACCATTTATCATTATAGCAGTTTACCAAATATGCACTATCACTATAAATAACACAAACTACGGAAGGTTCATATTCACTCCAAAATTTGAGTGCTTCATATGCTGCTCTTAGTTCCATTCGTTGATTGGTTGCATTTGGCTCTGTGCCTTGCAGCCGCATAATTTCTTCACCATAATGTATGCCAATAACGCCCCAACCACTACGACTTTTCGTTGCAGAGCCATCTGTGTAAAACTCAATCATACGTCAATATTCGCTCTAAAAGCGTTCTCCTCAATAAATTTTTTACGCATAGTCGCTGATTCGCCCATTAATGCGTTAAATGTATTACTTGCCGCAACCACATCTTCCATTGTAATTCGTTTTAATGTTCTAGACGCTGGCGCCATCGTTGATTCTGCCAATTCATCAACTGACTGCTCACCCAAACCTTTAAAACGACGAAGTTCATAATTACTGCCAGGATTGTTTTTACGGTATTCAGCAAGAGCAGCATCATCTTTAATATAGAATGAGTTTTTACCCTTGATAATTCTATATAGCGGAGGC